ATAGTATTTATTTTTTTTAGATATTTATTATAATAGTAACAAAGTATATAAAAAGAAAATGGCAAGAAAAACAGTATTTCAACAATTAAACGACTTATTTGGACCCGAAGTAAAGAGTCAACAAAATAAGTCTAGATATTCTATAAACGATAAAGAACTCCTTAAAACTAAATCTAAGGAAGAATATGACTATGAGAAGTTAAAAAGACAACAAGACGCTTATCTAGCTAATCAATGGAAAAAAGTAGATAATGAAATCTACCAACACTCTATATATTATGAAACAACGAGATTAGCATCATATGCGGATTTTGAAGGTATGGAATTTTTTCCTGAGATTGCAGCGGCTTTAGATATTATGATGGAAGAATCGACAACTATAAATTCAGACAATAAGGTGATTAACATTTTTTCTGAAAGTAGGAGAGTTAGAAGAATTTTAGATGACTTATTTTTTAATAGGTTAGACATTCACACATCGTTACCTATGTGGACTAGAAATGTATGTAAATATGGGGACGACTTTTTATATCTTAGTATTGATAGTGAGGATGGTATTACGGGTGTAAAACAATTACCAAATATTGAAATAAGTAGAAAGGAGAATGAGGGTTTTGGTGAGAACTCTATGAATGCAGAAACAGATAAATTTAATCCTGTTAAGTTTATTTGGGGTCAAAGGGATATCGAATTTAATGCTTGGCAAATTGCCCATTTTAGATTGTTGGGTGATGATAGAAGATTACCTTATGGAACTTCTATGTTAGAAAAAGCTAGAAGAATATGGAAACAATTATTACTTTCTGAAGATGCAATGTTAATATATAGAGTTACTAGGGCACCTGAAAGAAGAATATTTAAAATATTTGTGGGGAATATAGATGAGCAAGATGTTCCATCGTATGTTAATAAAATTGCAGATAACTTTAAAAGAAGTCCTGTTATTGATCAGAATACAGGGCAAATAGATACTAGATATAATCAAATGGCGCAAGATCAAGACTATTTTATACCAGTAAGAGATGCTAATGCACCATCACCAATAGATACATTACCAGGTGCAACTAACCTATCTGAAATTGCTGATATTCAATATTTACAGAAAAAATTATTCACCGCACTTAGAGTCCCTAAACCATTCTTAGGTTTTGAAGAAGCTAATGGTGAAGGAAAAAACTTAGCATTACAAGATATTAGGTTTGCTAGAACTATTAATAGAATTCAGCAGGCAATGTTACAGGAATTAAATAAAATTGCTATAATACATCTATATATTTTAGGGTTAGAAGATGAATTGGAAAATTTCACACTAACACTTAATAATCCGTCTACCCAAGCTGAAATGTTAAAGATAGAACAGACTCAGTTAAAAGTAACTCTATATAAAGACGCGGTGTCTGACGCTGGTAATGGATTTGGTTCGATGTCTATGACAAGGGCGAGAAAAGAAATATTAGGTGAGTCAGAAGAAGATATTAGGAATGACTTAGAACAACAAAGATTAGAAAAGGCGGCTGCTGCTGAGATGGAACAAACTGCAAATGTAATTAAAAAGACAGGTATGTTTGATAGGGTAGATAAACTATATGGTGACTTTTCTACTATTACTGGTGGTGAACCCACAGAAGAAGGTGGTGATACAGGTGGAGACATGGGTGGTGATACAGGTGGAGACATGGGTGGATTTGGTTCGGACTTAGAGAGTGCCGCGTCTAGTGAGGCAGGTGCGGAGGCAGGTGCAGCAGAATCTGCCGTAGAATCTACTAAAGATAAAAAAGACAATCTTTTATTAGAACAAGAAAAGAGAAAATATGAGGAAAAAGTTAAAAAATATCAAAACATATATTTAAATAGACTAATGGAAAGTTTAGATAAAGATGAAAAAGTTTTTGACTTAGATGATGTGGAAAGTGATAGGGAAAATCTAAACACTAAAATTAGTGATATTACAAAAGAGATTGATAATTTAATAAAATAGGCCTTTTTTATAAAATTACAATATTTATTTATAAATAAGATTATGAGTAATTTTGGGAATATAAAAGACACATTTAAAAATTTAGTTATAGAGTCTACAATTAAAAAAGACAATAAAGGTAAAAAACTTTTTTCTAAGTTTTTAAAAACAATCAAAGAAAACGAAACATTAAAGGGTCAGTACTTAATCTATAGTAACTTACAGAATACTAAGTTTGACGATTCTGTTGAGGCGAGAGAATATGTTAAGGAAAACATTTCCCTATTAAAGTCTTTAAATGAAACACATATTAACAAGGGTAACCAATTCTTTTTAAAATTACTCAAAGGTAATAAAATAGTAAAAGAAAACGATTCTTTCTATAAAGATGTACTTTATTTAGTGAACGAAGAAAAAACACCTTCTAATATTAATAAGATAAATGAATCTATTAATAACATTATTAAAGTAATGTTAGAAAAAGATGAGACTGAAGAAGTTGTTACGGAAAGTGTTGATTTACCACCTAGTGTATTAACAAAATTGGCGGTTAATAAATTTAACTCTAGATATTCTAATATTTCAGAATCAGAAAAAGAAATTATTAAGACAGTTCTTAATGGTAGTAATGAAGATAAAGAAGAAACATTTAATAAACTAAAAAGAGAGTGTATTGACACTATCGATAATAAATTAAATGAGTCTTCTGATTTAGATTTAAAAGATAAACTTTTAAAAGTTAAAGATAAATTACTAAACACTAATTTTAGTTTAGACAATTTTAATTCGGATATAGGTAAGATTTATGATTTAAATGAATCTATATAATAATAATAATAATAGTAATAATAGAAAAAATGAAAATTAAAAAAAATGGAAAAATCGTAAATCTTACAGAAACAGATTTACGTAGAATTGTTAAAAGAACGTTAAATGAAAGTACAGGTGATGATTTCGAAATGACAGTTTCTTACACTGACGCAAAAGGTAATGAAATTAAATTTAGAAATTTTAATGACATAAATAGCGCAATGAATGACGGTAAAATTAATAAGAGTCAATTAAAAGAATTATTCTCTGATAAGTTACCTGCAGGTTGGGCATCTTTTGTTGACAGTTTTTGTAAATAAAAATAATTCTTAAAAACGGATTAGGACCGTTATTGTCTACGGACAATGTATTACCCACTAAAGTTCGCTACTATAGTGGGTTTTTTCATGTCTAAAATTTGACATTTCGCGACACATTCATTATAATTGTATTATACAAACTTTAAAAATAACAAAAAAATGAAACAAATGATTAATGAAATTAGGAAAAGAAATCAAATTAGATTTATTAGACAACTACAAAACTAAAATTGGGACAGTTAATAACAAAGAATCAAAAAGTTTATACATCACCCTATGTGCTTGGGGACAACTAAGTGAATTAGATGATGACTTAAATTATAATTTTTACTTAAGTAATATAAGAAAAAAAATAAAACAGAAACTGAACAATACTTTAAATAAAGATTTATTTCATAACCACAAATATATAGTAGATTTAGATATGAGAACTTCTGGTTTATCCGTAGAAAAAAGAAGTTTTATGAGTTGTGAAATAACACTATTCCAAAAGAAACACTTACCACTGAACAAACCTAAAATAGTTAACACCACAAAAAAAATAATAAATGATGTAGTAACTGACTGTTTGGAAAACAATTCTATTTTCACTTTCCATAGAACTAAAAAGTAATTTTTTAACATAGTGATATATTTATAATTAAAGTATATCATTATTATGGAAATATTAAAAAAGAACGAGATAAAGAAGAAAGGTATCCTAATCGAATATGATGCAGGATACATTTCTCCAAAAGATAACCGACACTTTATTAGTGAAATGTCTAAACTATCAAAAGGGGAACCTATTATAGAGGAACCATTGATAGTTTATGCGGTTATGCAGAAATATGGGGTGGAAAACAGAAATGAAAGAGTATATCCTGAAGCTTTACTTAGAAGAGAAGCAGAAAACTATCTTAAACTTGTTAAAGAAAAAAGAGCGTTAGGTGAAGCAGATCACCCAGAATCATCTATCGTTGCAGTAAGTAGAATTTCACATAATGTTGTAGACTTATGGTGGGAAGGTAATGTACTTATGGGTAAATTAGAAATCATTATGTCACCAGGATTCGTAAATCAAGGAATCATATCTTGTGAAGGTGACAGAGTGGCAAATTATTTAAGAAAAGGTTTAAAGATTGGTGTATCATCTAGAGGTGTAGGTTCTTTAGAAAAAGAAAGTGGTAAAAATATTGTACAAGATGATTTCGAATTAATCTGTTGGGATATTGTTACGTCACCATCAACACCAGGTTCTTGGATTTATAGTGAAGAACCATCTAAAGATCAACAGATGTCAGAATCTAATACAAAAAAAGAAGATTTATTATTAAAAGATAATTTAAATAATTTTCTATTAGATTAATAAAAAAACAAACTTTTTACTTTTATTGCATATTTATTAATTAAATGCACAATATTGCATTGTAAATAATAATTTTAAAAAAAAAGAAATTAAAATGGCTGAAAAAAAGAAATCAATCATCGAAGAGGCTTTACTAGAAGCAAAGTCTTTAGAAGATGCCTTAAAAGCCAATACGAAAGAAATGCTTGCGGCACATATGTCCAAGGAATTTGAGAGTATCGTTGAGTCATCTTTAAAGGATGAAGAAGAAGTCTCTGAACAAGAGATTGACGATATCGAGATTAAAGGATCTGATGATGAAGAAGAAGTTGACTTAGATGTTGACAGTGATGATTCTGATGAAGAAGAAGACATGGAAGACATGGAAGACATGGAAGACATGGAAGACATGAATTTAGATTTAGATGATGAAGAATCTGATGATGAAGTTGATGACGTTGAGCTTGACTTAGACACTGACATAGACTTAGACGCTGGTGAAGGTGATGAGGAAATGGGAGACGTTGAAATGGATTTACAATTACCTATGGATATGGGAGGGGAAGAAGTAATGGACTTAACAGGAGCGTCTGATGACGAAGTTGTTAAAGTTTTCAAAAAACTCTCTGACGATGATGAAGTAGAAGTAGTTAAAGACGCAGATGGTATTCACTTAACAGATAACGAAACTGGAGCAGAGTATTACATTAAGGAATCTATGGAAGAAAGGGAAGAAATGATGAACGAAAAAGAGTATTGTTCTGAATGTGGTTCTGGTTCTATGTACGAAGAAGAAAATCCTGAAATGGATGAAGAAGTAATGTATGAATTAGAATTAGATGAAGATTCTGACATGATGGAAATGATGAAAGAAATCGAAGACATGGAAGAAGAACACTACATCGATGAGGAAGAAGAACCTCTAGAAGAAGATAAACTACAAAGACACAGAAAGTCTACTGGTAAACAAAGATACAGTGGAGCGAAAGTAGGGAGAAGAGATGAATCTAGAAGAAATCGTAAACCTCTAATCAATAGAAAACCAAAATCATCTACAGTTTCTGAAACTAAAATAATGAAAGAGTACAAAGAGTTAAAATCTAAAAACGAACAGTATAAGAAAGCACTCAATGTATTCAAAGGCAAACTTAATGAGGTGGCTTTGTTCAACACAAATTTAGCATATGTGAATAGAATCTTCACTGAGCATTCGACAACTAAAAAAGAAAAAATGGAAATTCTTAAAAGGTTTGATAATGCGGAGTCGATTAAAGAGTCTAAAAACATATACAAAACAGTTAAGACTGAGTTGGATA